GTCCGTTACGTGTACTTCCGTACTTGAAGTCCATGTAGAAAACCAACCCTGCTGGGAGGTTCATTGGTTGTACTGAAACGAAGTTCTTTGCTGCAATTGAACCGAAGACCTTACGAACTAATGGAAGTGCTACACCGGCCCATTGTTCGCCGGTTGCACCGGCTTGGTTGGTCTTACTGTTTTCTTGGAGAAGTTGTGTTGCTTGGTTTTCAAGCATCACAGCCATACCCTGCTTTTCATATCCCTTCAAGCCTTCCAAAAGGCCTGAACGTTCCCACTTACCTGCCAATTTACGGGTTTGGTCAATCACATGCTTGTGAGCTGTTCCCGCTTCGTTAATAAAATCTTGTACATCTGACATAATTTATATCTCCTGTATATTAGATAATTCCTGCGAGTTCTTGTAGACGACGAGCTACCGTGTTTTCAACGATAACTTCTTTCTTTGGTGCTGTACTTGGGGTTACTTTTGAAGCAAACCCTTCAGTAACAACTTTCTTACGTGATGATGCAAATGTCTTAGCTGCAGTTGAAAGATTTTCAACAAGTGCCGCATAAACAAGTTTCACTTCACGAACATTTGTTGCACGGTCAAATGATTCAACAATACGAATCTTTTGTTCGTTAGTTAGACCTTCCTTACGGAAAATCTTGTTTGTGAAGAGTAACTTTGAGTTTAATAAGTTAACTTCTTGTAGGCGTTCACGTAGGGTATTAATGACCGAACGATGTTGTGCCAATTCTTTCTTGAGTTCCGCAAGTTTAGCAGCCATTTCGGTTGATTTGTTCATGTCTTTAGCATGTCCCATGCCAGCGGCATGTTGTTCTTCATCATCGGCTTCAAGTTCTGCAAGAATTTCTTCAAGATCAATCTCTTGTTCATCATCCGCCATTTCTTCGCCAGATTCCTCTGTTGTAGGAGCCTTTCCGAATTTTGAAACGTCGGATTCTTTCTTTCCATAACCTTCAGTTTTTGCTGGTACCTTAGGTGCGGCCGGTGCTTCTTCTTCACCTTCTTCCTCACCCTCTTCCTCACCTTCTTCTTCACCTGCATGTTCGGCTTCTGCAAGACGAGCAATATCTTCTTCTAATTCTTTGATAACTTCGTCAAGGTCGAAATCACTTTCTGACCAGTCATCATACCAGTCAGTATGGCTATCATCGACGTTTTCACCTCCATCACCGATAGCTGAAGTGTCAAATGAATCATCTGACGGTTCCTTGTTGTCACCCGTTCCAACCGTTGATGAATCTGCTGGGAAGTCACTACCACCCTTTGCTTCTGCATCCTGGAATGGGAGTTCCTTTGCGGCTTCATCAGTTGGTTCTTCTGCACCAAATGATTCCTTCTTGATATCATCCGTTTCTTCTTTTTCTTCGCCTTCCATTGCTTCCACACGAAGACGGCGCGCAATCATTTCACGAATTTGTGGGGTAATTGCTTCTTCTAATACGAGCTTTGCATTTGCGACAGCCGTTTCACGAACTGCTTCTGCGTCTGCAATGGCTTGTTTTAAAAGATTGTTGGTAATCTTTGCCATATTGTAATACTCCTGTAAGGAATGAAACAGATATTCTCATCTGTTATTTTGGATATAAAAATTCCCACCAATATTGAACATTAGTGTTTCACTATAATAAATATATTACTAATTCTCAAAAATATCAATTATCGTAATGTTTTTGTCGTGCGGCTCTACGTTCTTCACGTTTTCTACGACGAAGTGCCTCTTGACTCTTAAATTTTTTCTTTTTTGATGGTTTTAAGAAATGTTCTCTGTTTTTTAACTCCTGCATAATTTCAGATTTCTTAACCATCTTGGTGAATTGTTTTAATGCTTTATTCAATTCATCCTTGCCATCGTTAACTTTAATAAACATTTAATTGCCTTCCTTTGGTTTTGGTAATAAACGACCGTTTTGAACAGTGTGTGTGACAGTTCCATTCTTTCCATATCGACCAAATTTATAATCCTCTAGCCCCATCTGTTTTGCTTGAATTGCAATCTGTGAGTCTGTGTTGTTGTCTGCGGGATTATTATCTGGTGACGTTGGAGTTGTATCTTTTTCTTCAGGATGTTCTTTTGCCTGATGAACAAGTAATTTTACTTCTGGGTATTTTTTACGAAGTCCTTCTACTGCTGCTACATTTTTAGGTGAGTCATCAACAAATGCAACGCGAGTAAATCCAGATTGTATATGTTTTTCTATATAATTTGCTTTTCTCTGCGGGTCAGAACTTCCTATAGCGGCAATACTCACACCGGAAGTAATTCCCATCATTTGTAAGAATTGTGCAACGGGCTTAGTATGGCCACGGGCAGTTAATATAGCAATTTTGTCAACTCGTTTATCTGCTATTGCTCTTTTTAAGAGCTGTACAAATCTACGAATTGGTCTTGGATTTTTTAATTTCTCAAATTCAGAAAAATCAAACTTATCGCCTGGTTCTGGTGTGTAGACAGCATAATCAGGCGGGTCCATTTCCACAACCTCACCTGACGCTTTTGTGATGATAATCTTTGCATCCGTCTGTGCTAATGTGTCATCAAAGTCACTAACAAATAAAGTTTTAGACATATGTTAATGCGTTAGTATTTTATAAGAAAATGCCACCATTTCATTCAAAGTATGTTGAAAAAAAACACGTTGGTTATCTTCATTTAACTTATTCACTACCGTCATAATCATGTGTGCAGTAAATATGTCAATTAATTGACCTTTTACATAATTTGGTGTGTTGGTGTTTATAATTTCATTCAATGTCATTTTTACATACATTGGATTATTAAAAATCTCATGTAGTTTTTTTACATTGACCGTTGCACCAGTGGCATATTTTTTTGCGTCTTGTGGGGAAATGGTATTTGCAATCTTTTTAATTTTGGAGTTTACTTTATCAGGAGAAATTTTTCCCATTTGATATGCATAAACTATTTTAAATAATTGCTGTTGTTTTTTACTAACCGATGGCATGATTCTTATACTTTAGATACTTTACCGGGAACCGGTATAGGTGCGCATGTACCAAATCCTTGTTCATTAATATCCACGCATAATAATCCAGGGCAACATCCCGACGTTTCTGTACAGGTGTCACCTAATTTGGCACACGTTGGTGTCGGAATTGGATCTGGATTTGGTGTGATGTCTTCTGTTTTAGATTTTTTTGTATTGTTGACTATAATCCAACCAATAGTTGCCATTGCAACTACCGCAAGTAATAATAGCATAATAATCTCCTTTATTTTACTTCGCTTAAGAAATCATGAACCAACTTATCAATTGTGTCATACGGTGTTATAATATTACTGCTTACATTTTCATTGATGAATGCACCAAACGTTGATGGATTGGAAACAATGTCAAAACAAATCAAAGAAAAATCCTCTTGTACTTCTACCGTATTTTCTCCCATTTGACGAACCGACCCCATTCCACGGGATGATACCCCGAGACGAATATTATTCTTGATTAGTTCACGAACAATATTTCCTGTTGGAGTGGTGAGAATTTCAATATCTCCACGAACATCATCACCGTCAGGCCACAACCCAACGACATTACAACATACATTTTTAAGATTTACAACCGGTGATTCTGGATGATCTAATTCACCAAGTGCTCTTCGTTGACTAACGAAATTTTGCTTGTATACTGCTGCTTCTCGCATGAGAATTTCTTTCGGATACACTCGACCGTTTTGATTTTTGGCGTTTGCACGTTGTAATACGACATTGCGAAGAATGAATGGTTTGTTACCGTCAATGGATTCCATTAACATATTTCTGTCGTAATGCAGTTCGGTATATTCACAGAGTAATGCCATATTATTTACTACCATCTCTAAAGGTATACAGTTTAGTTTTTGGGCTATAATCTAATCCACGATTAAAGTCAATTGAAACCGATCGAGTTGCCTCTGGATTCTCTGGGTCTAGACTGTAGGACGCTACTTTAAATGCTTTTTCTGGAACGCCCGTGAGCTGTTTCAGTTGGTCACCAGTGAGTCCACCACCTTGCTTCATAGCACTTTGTACCGCAGATGATTTTAATGCAGTAGTTAGTTTCTGTCGAACTGCCAAACCAACTTTATCTTTCATATCTGCTGGGTCGGATAACTTTGCTGGTCCACCTTGATCGATTCCACGATTAAGTGGCATGGTAGCTGGATTTCGATTTTTTGGTTGTGTTCGTTTGAACTGTGTGTCAACTGTTTGTAATCGGCCGTCCACGGTTTTTGCCACATATTCACCGTTTGCGTTTGCCCAACGACCAAAACCAATACTGTGAAGCCCTTGTTGTTTTGCTTGCTGTGCGGCGGCATTCATTTTTCCAGGCAAATAATCACCAATTTTTTCGTCAACCATCTCTTGAATTAACTCTTTAAAAATTATCATAGTTATCCTCGTAATTCACGCAGTCTACGTGCAATTTCAATCAATCGGCCTTCCAATTTTGTCATTTGATTTTGTGTACGTTTCCATAAACTTTCGTTACTAATACCATACTCATTCTTCAAACGACTGTTGTAATTTAAAACTTTCTCAACCATCTTTAACTGCTTATTAATTTCAGAAATGGCTTTTCCAATTTTTTGATGAGGAAGTGCTGTCTGGTCATTTCTATATTGATAATAATTTTCAGTCAGTTGATTTAATTCTGTTCTTAGGACATGCGCATGTTCTTTAAGATTATCAACTTTTTTAGAATCTTCATTTCCACGGTGTGTTAACGTATAGCCAATCTGCTTTGCCATAGCTTTTACACGACTAGCATTCATTTGACCAGAACCAGAAAATGCTTTAGGTGATAAATACCCAGCAACATTAGCTGTAGTTGAGATTTCATCTAGTCTGTCTTCGATATGCTTACGGATAAGTTCTCTCAATCGTTCTTCATTCATCATAAATTAACTCAACGAATCCAATTCGTGTGAAATTTCATATGCAATTAATAATGCAGTAATATAATTATCTTTTATTGTTGACTTATGTTGTATGTGTTGCAACTGTGATATTACTTCATTAATTTTAATCTTAGTAACGTCATTTTTAATTTTATGAGAATTCCTCTGTATCTGCCGTGTCAATGCTTTAGCTTCTTCTGCAACATAATTTTTAAACTTCTCAAGGTCCGTCCCGTTATTAATGTATTCACGTAATAAAGTTTTTTGTTTGTCACTGAAGTTACTATACTTTTCATTGAATCGTTCTAATAAAAATTTATATGACAAGTATCTAATTTCTTCCGGCTGCTTCTTCAAAACTTCGGAGTATGTACTTTCTTTAATTATTTTTTCTTCTTTAAGTTCACCCTTTAGGTGCTCTACAACAACAAACCGTGCAGAAACCATTTCATCAATCTGCATAAACATTGAGGAATCTGTTTCTGAACGGTTGGTTGTTTCGAACAATTTATAGACCGATGCATACACTTTGTACGACGGGACTCTACCTGCCATAAATTGTTTCAAGTCACACTGTTGTTTTATTTCTTTAATAAGTAAGAATTTTTGTGCATTTAATAATTTTTCATTGAGCGTTTTACGTCTCTGCAAAATTATATTGAGCATATCCAAAGCTTTATTTTCAGACAACTTGGTCGTATTGAAAAACGTACGATATAGTTGTAATTCTTTTCCTAGTTCGGATTTAGAATGAAAATGTTCTCTCATAAGCTTTACCGCAAAACTATCGGACTTTCCATCCAATACGTCTGCAGCTACTTTTCTTACAAGTAGTTCGAACAAAATGCCGGTGTTACGTAATTTATTGTGTTTGATGTTCATATGTTATCCGTATTAGACGAGTAAACAACCACCATATATAAGTAAATATCTAGAAACATTATTAACCTTCTGTTTTTTCATCAGTTAGCGAACTTTCACTTATAATTTGTCTGTATTTGCTAGCTCCTTTTCGTTGCAAACTATTCAAGAACGTTTTTGTTTCTGTAGACAGTGTTCTTTTTACTGCTTTCTTATTTTCCTTGTGCCCAAACGGATCACGACCAAGTGGGTGTCTGTCAGTACCAAACTTCAATCCTTCATAAGGCCGTCCGCCTTTATTTTTGGCCAAAGCTTCTTCAAGTTCAGGATTTTCTTCATCTTCATTGATGTCTTCTAAACTAGCAAGAATCTGGTCTACATCATCAATTTGTTGTTCTTCAGGAACTTCCTCCCCTTCAGGTGGCTGTTCTGCCGGAACCCCACCCTCAGGCGGCGCTGCTCCGTCCATCGGAGGTTGCTGTTGTTGCATCGGGTCCGGTGGTTGTAGTGCAGTTTGTTGCTCCTGCTGACGTTTTAAGTCTTCCATAATCTTTTCACGCTCTTTTGCAATTTCTTCGTCAGACATTTCTAAAATATTATTATATACCCAATCTTGAGAAAATAATACGGTTTGTCCGCCGGTCATTTGCTGAGCAAGTGCAAACTTTTCTTTCCAGATATTAATTTTTTCTTGTTCGTATAACGTGGAAGGATTTGTTAGTGAAAGTTCAAAGTTGATAAGATTTTCATCCGTAAACCCCTGTACATACAAATGAATAATTGCAATCTTCGTTAATTCCGAAATCATAATACGTTGAATGCGTTCAATCGTGCGTGCAAATCGAACGTCTTGTGCAGCCAACGTTGCCTTTCCATTTACATCTTCATCATATCCTATGAAAGATTTCGGTACTTTAAATGCCGCAAGAAGTTTCTTACGAAGATATTCAATGTCTTCAATAGCATTAAATTGTAATCCTTGCATGGTTTCAATATCCGTACCACTATCCTTCCCACGCACTGGGAGATAAAAGTCTTCTGTAATATTCTGCATATTATACCGAAGATTATAATCACCCGTTTTTTGATCAACCAATGGAACTTTTTTCATTCGGTCGATAATTCGTTGCATGTACGTTTCTACTTCGGCGGGTGGAATATTTCCAATGTCAATTCTAAACTTACGTTTATCTGGTGCTCGCATAATACGATGAATTAACATTGCATCTTCCATTAACTGCAATTGTTTCCAAACACGGCGGCCGTTTTCAATCATTGCTTTGCCATACGGTAAGAAGTTGGTATCGGCCAGCAATCGAAAATGTGCAATTTCGTAATTATCGAACTCTGTTTTACCTAATGCCAAAAAGTCGTTCTGAATACTAAATCGTACAGAAAATGGGTTTCCAGGTTCTTCACCTTCCACACGGATGGTTTCATATACGGAAAGCGGTATGGCATTGACAATGCCATACTCATCGTGAATATCTAAATATAAAAAGAAATCTCCGTATTTTGCCATGTTACGAATCCACGGCCAGAGATTAAATTCCACATTTAAAATATCATAAAACAAATTATGTAAAATTTCTTGAATACGAGTATCGTCGGTTTTAATAGTTAAAATACGATTAAATTCGTCCTTAACCGTAGATTCATCTGCATAAATATCTAATATAGAAGAAACAATAGGGTCATTGTCCATCATATCATAATCACGGAATAGTTGCAGTCTTGCACCTTGAAATGCTGCAGCAGCCTCGTAACGGCCGTGGTGTGACCCGTATCCACCCGTCCCTGACTGATAAACCCGGTGGTATCGGTCAACCCCTCGACGGTTTACGAATGACTGAATTTGGTCCGTGTCTGCAATTCTTAGTTTTTTGCCACCGACATTTCGTACAATTGTGTTAGTAGAAAAAAGTTTTTTTAATCTACTAAAAATACTCGTATCTGCCATATAACCTCACTTAGTATGTTAATACTTCATCTAATGCTTTAACTACTGTAGTGCAATCTATTTTTTTATTTTCACATACGCTGACCACTTCTTCTTTTAGTTCATTTACTTTTGTCTTGAATGCAGTGACCAAAAGTTTCCATTCAACTAAAGCAGTTTCCGTTCTAATGTACGGAATTGTGTTTAATTGAGAAGCCATCATGTGCATCTCTGTGCACAATTCCATCAACTTTTTACTTTGTTCACCGGTTAATTCTGGATAGAGTTTTTCCATAATGGTTTGAATTTTCATCAAATTGATGCGGTTTTCTGCATTCTCTACCAATAAATCTGTTAAACGAATCATTGATCTTTCTCCTTATTGAGATGCTTCCGCATCTTTTTGACATCTTTGGGTTTTGGTGCTCCATTAATATAACCGCCGGGAAGACTTAATCCAATTCCTCCCGTGGGGGCCCCATCTTCTTTGGTGACTTTTTTAGATTCCACATACTGCTTTAATTTTGTATAATAATCTGGAACTTCCCGAAGATGTGCAGCAGCAATCATTGCAGTTTTTACTAAACTTCCGTCCGTGACATCTTGGTGTTCTAATTCCGTATTCATGCCCAAAACAAATTGGTTGAAGTCAAAATCATATCCCATATAATCATAGATACGTTTTGCTTCTTCCTTACTAATATAAGTATCTCCGCTGACATACGGAGTGTCTTTTTTCGTGTCGGTTTCGGTCAATAAATCACGGAGACGTATCACCACTTACGGCAACTCCAATACCGTGCTTTAGTTCTTGGGCCAGGATTTGCACAGTTGTGACGTGCTCTAAATGACTTACGGCGACCAGGAATATTCTTCTTGATACGCATCTTTTTGTCACCGAAGTTTACTTTCTTGATATTACCAGTTTTTGGGTCTTTAACATATACTTTGAATTTTCCAACATCGCCGCGCATTGGTTTTCCAAGGGGAACTTTGCGACCTTGATATTCTGCTTCTTCCAACATATCCTTACGTTCTAAGATATATTTAGCTAAACATGCTGGACAAAACTCACCATCATAAATGTCATTTTCGTTGATAGGAACGCAGTTGGGAACCATCTTACCACCTTTATCCTTCATACCAACTTGTCTATATCCTTCCCAACAAGCTTCAGTAATATTATCCATATTAATTATCCTTTTTGAACGTTGACACCATCGTAGGTTTACCACCAGGATTTCCTGCTTTACGTTTCCGAGTAACTGCTGACCGTTTTTCACCTTTACTCATTGCTGCTGCAGAACGGGCAGGACGACATTTTGGATATTTAGCAGAGCCACCTTTTCGTTCTTTTTTTCCAGCAGATGCCCCACATGGTGGATGCTTTCCACTTTTATCTTTTCGTGAAATATCCACCCATTTTTGACGAAGCCATTTTCCCAAATTACCTTTGGTCTTATACTTTTCGTCTAGTTCATCAACGACTTCTTCCAAAATATCCGAAAGACTTATCATTTTTTACCCTTCTTCCATCCACCGCCCATACTCTTATATTTCTTTGCAGCCCACAAATTTGCATAAGCAGAAGGATACACATCAAATTTTGCACGTGCGGCTGCTTTTGCTTTTGCCCACTTGTCGGGACTCGTGGGTGTATTTTTTTCAAGTAAAGCAGAAAATTCTTCTAACTTTTTCTTTTTATGTGGGTCATTATTATACGTTGAATATGTGTCAAAGTCAGGTTGCGGCGCAGAAAACGTATCCCCCGTGTATTCGTTGGTAGTTTCTTCACACCCGCATCCTTCATCACATCGACAAA